GATAACACGTTGACAACACGTATTCTGCCGCCAATGATATTAGGTATGGAGATAAAGGTCACAGACGAACTGCCGGAAGAATATGATTTTGCCATAACAAGAGTTGATGAAACGGAGAGGGAAAGAATTAAACGCGAAGGTTTTAATGAAGCGTGGCGATGTGCTATCGGAAAAACAATAGGTATTCTTATGGAAGCAATAGAGGAAATACCTCTACCTGAGCGTAGAACCAAAAGGAAAGTAAAAGCTTATATAAAGCAAATAGTGGAAGATTTAAACGAAGAATTAAAAATTGCAATTAAAAAATAAAAACCATAGGAGATAGAAATATGCTTGATAGGAAAGTGCGATATCAAATAGAGTGCGCGTTTAAAAACTACGAGAGAAACAGACAAAAAAGTGTGGAGTATATCGCCGACCTTGCCGAGAGCGGACTCATAGCGCAGTACGGTAAAGCGGGCGGAAGTTCGGGCGCAAGCAATCCAACGGAGAAAAAAGCTTTGCTTGCCGCGTCGGACAAGTCGTACTTGTGGTGTAAGGTCGTTGAAAACACGCTTATTACATTCAAGTGGGAAATAGAGGAATGGATAATAAACGGGTATTACTTCCATCATCGTAGCCGGGCAGAGATTTGCGATGAACTCGGGATAGCCGAAAGGACCTTTACATATTCCACAAGCCGCATAGTAGAGCGGGCTTTTATGTGGGCGGCAGAATACGGTTTAGTGGCTTAAAAAGCGCAAAAAAGTGCCAAAGCGCAAAAACTTTGCGTTGCAGAGCCGTTTTTATGTGTTATAATAGTATCATCGGAAGATTGTGGGTAGCGCCCACAACACAACATACTTTCGGTTATATCCTTTTGTTGAGGAAAGCGTTCGATAATTTTAATCGGGCGTTTTTCTTTTGGGAGAAATATAAAAACAGGAGGTGAAAATCGTGGCTCGACCGCCTATAGAAATAGACAAAAAGGTCTTTGAAAACGCTTGTGAATTGCAATGCACGCAAGCCGAAATTGCGCGTCTTTTCGGGTGTTCGGTCGACACGATAGAACGGTGGTGCAAGCGTGTTTACAACGAGAGTTTTGCGGAGTTGTATAATAAGTTAAGCGAAGGGGGCAAAATGAGTCTGCGCCGTAACCAAATGAAGCTTTCCGAAACGAACGCGACAATGGCTATTTGGCTTGGGAAACAATGGCTCGGACAAAAGGATAAAGATACATATAATTCGAGCGAGAACGGCGAAGAGGGCTTCGTTATATCAATAGAGGACTGCTCATGATTAATCAGATAGTGAATCGCTTGATTATCCCTAAAGAGTATAAATCATTGCTTGACCCGAATGTTCGCGAGATAGTAGAAGAAAGCGGACGAAGCACGGGGAAGTCTACAACGAATGAAACCGTCGCTATAAAACTTACGCTTGAAAGTAAATATAACAATGTGCTTTATATGCGAGCTGAACAGAGAGATTTAAGAGACATTTTCAATTCCACGGTAGCGACGATTCAATCTGTTAATGCAGAGGATTTATTCGAATATAAAGTATCTCCGTTTCATATTCGCTGCAAAAAAACGGGCGCCATAATTTACTTTCGCGGAATCAACGGTAAAACTGCCGAAGATTTAACGGCAACAAAAGGCTTTGTGCCGCAACATCGTACTCTTGCAATGGCGATACTCGATGAAGCAAACGAGGTTAAATGTTTTAATCATGTAAGAGCTGCGGAAACAACAGTCAATAAGTTTTTGTTGCCGACTGCTAAAATGATTTATGCTTACAATCCGCCCGCAAGTCCGAAACATTGGGCGAATCATGAACTCCCAAAGAAATGGCGTGACGGTGACGCTATACGCATTCATACCACTTGGGAGAACATTCGTAAGTTATTACCTCAAGCGACTATTGAAGATATAGAACGCATGAGAGAAAACGACCCGATTCATTACCGTTTTTGGTACGAGGGCGAAATTATCAACCTCGAGGGGCGTGTTATATGGTCGTTTGACCGCAAAAAACATCTGTTGCCGCTATCTGTATTGCAACGACAAATCGGTAATAACTTATTATATCAACCCGTGCAAATGTTCTACGGCGTGGACAGTGGCATTACAAGCGACGCAACGGCTATCAGTGCATGGGGTGTTTATCCCGACGGCAGACTGATTAAACTCGGCACTATGTATCTAAACATAAAAGAGGAACGACGCAAAAGCGGACTTAAAGGAATATCTCATACTACACAGGTTTCGCTTATGTATAAATGGCGCACGGAGTTTCGCGCAAGAATGCAGGCTTACGGCATTGTCGTTCCTGACGAAGACAGCGAGAGGTGGTGCTTTGACGGCGCGGCGCTCACTCAAGACCTTATGCTCGAATGGCGTAAGACAACCGGATTTAATTCAATTGCGGTAACGAATAAAGACATAGAGCGAGACAATGCGCGGCTTGTCAATAGTTATCATTCCGATATGTTGTTCATACTCGATACTCCCGACAACCAAGTCTCCGTTGAAGAAATGGAGACTTTTTGTTACGACGAAAACAACGAAATACCCGAAGGACAAAGCGACCATACAATCGACGCGGATAAGTATGCGACTTTCGAATATTACTATCACTTCATTTAGGAGGCAAACATGGGATTTCAATATCCTCAATATTTACAATCGTATTTGGATAAAAAAGGCGATAGCCCATTCGAGTCATTCGTAAATACTTCGCTTTATTATGCCAATACAAACATTTATGTTATGACGTACCTAAATCGCGTTGTAAAGCAATGTATGGCATATGCAACCGCTACGCATGACGGAGCGTATAATCACGGCATATCGGCAAATATAGGACACACTGCGATAAAGAATGCCGTCAAACTCATAAAGGGCGATAAAACGCTTTTCAACGGCTCCGACGCGGCATGTAAGTTTTTAAGCGACATATGGCTTTCTTGGTCGCGGTTTGATACGTTTCTCGATGAAGCGCTTACGTATATGATGCAGGGCGGTACTACTTTAATCAAACTTAATAAAGACAGGCTTGGAAGATGTTCATTATCGGCAAGCAGAGTGGACCGCAATATGTTTACCGCAAACGATTCGGGAGATATTGTAGACGCTATATTTTTCATAACGCTTTTGTCAAGTACGCAGAATGGGAAAGCAAGCCAACAGTATTGGCTTACGGAGCACCGTTATTATGAAAAAAGTCAAGCAACCGTTATATACAAAGTTCACAAAAAAAGCGGAGTAGCCGGAAACGAAACTTTACCGCTTATAGAATCCGACGGAATTCCGTTTGATACGCTTGACGACGAAGTAAAATTAAGCGTTAGACGATTGGGCATTGAATTGGACACACCGTTACCGTTGCCGTATAAAGACGGACTTGGAGTATGGGCTTTATTAAATACCTCGACAAATTCATGCGTTCCCGGATTACGTATGGGCGACCCTGCTTTATATGGAACGCTCGACTTGCTATGGAGTATAGATACGGTTTTTAGCGGCTCGCTTATAGACGTGCTTAACGGGCAGGGCGTAATACTTTTGCCCCGCCATTTAATGGAAACGCTGAATGCGAAGTTAGCCCCTTTAAAAGCTAACGGTAAAGAGAAAAACGGAGTTTTTCTTACGCATGACGAGCTTAATCCACCAGGGGATAATTTCGTATACGTATCGGTGCCTGATGATAAAGACTTTAAGCCCGAAGCTGTTCAGTTTGATATCCGCGCTCCGCAATATCAAGGAACGTAAGTTTCGGTTATGCACCCACGACACTCTTCCCTTATTTGCAGGACGCTTCACCCAAAACAGCGAGAGAAGTTACCGCCGAAGAGAATCTCACGCGGGCAAGCGTTCAATCGGCACATCGGCTTATATTGCCCGAACTAAACCGCGCTATTGCCGAGATTTTGTATCAGCACGAAATAACAGGAAAAGCTACGTTGCAATTGAGCGACTATATAGGGAATAAGCTCATGCGCGATGAAAATGTTCGTCAGAATTATGCTTCGGGTCTTATCCCGCATGAAACGGCGGTCCAAGTGGTAAACGGACTTTCTTTGGCGGAAACGAGCGAATATATGGCTAAGATAAACGCCGAACAGAAAGAGAGCGCTTTCGGGGCAAAGATATACGATAATACGGATTATTTCGGCGGGTGATAAACTATGAAACTTGCGGACACAGGACTTAATACGCAAGCTCAAGCGATAGAAGAAGCTCAAACGGAGATAAGAGTAGCCGTGCGCGACGGGTGGTTATATAAACGAAGTAAAGCCGTTATTAACGCACAAGTGCAAAAGATAATCCGCGAAGCCATGAAAGGAATAAGGCTTCCCGTATTGAGAGAAGCTGCATACCGCTCGCTGAATGCGTTTGCGGAACAGCAATATAACACCTATCTTCGACGGTTCGGTATAGATTCAAGCTTATTACTCGCTTTGCTTATACTCAGCAGCGACAAATCTACAGCTAAACAACAAACACAAGCGACGCAGACCATACAAAGGACTCAAGGAAGCGGCACATTACGAGTTGAATTAGAGACTGACTCTAAGGGCGTACCGAATCGAATCTATGCGCAAGATTATTTCAAGCGTTACGTCGAGCCCGTATTTTCCGAGATATTGAAGCAAAAAGCGCTCGACCCCGACGACGTATCGAGCACAAACAGTTTGCGCAATCGTGCGGAAATGGAAGTGCGGTATAATGCACATCTTGAACAAATTGACGACTTAAGAGTGCAAGGAATAAAACTCGTTACATGTTCAGTTCATGCCGATTGCTCAGACCGTTGTTATAAGTGGCAAGGGCGCGTATATAGTTTAGACGGTACGAGTGGAGTTACCGAGGACGGGAAGCCGTATGTGCCGCTTGAAACGGCAACAGATATTTACTACACCACCAAAGCGGGCAAAACGTATAAGAACGGGTTGCTCGGTTTTAATTGTCGTCATTATCTTATGCCTTATAAAGCGGGCATGGTAATACCGCACGTAAGTAAAGAAACTCAGCAGAAAGAAAAGGCTATAAACACGCGACAACGCGAACTTGAGCGAATTGTAAGAAATTACAAAGAAGAAGCGCTCATTTATAAGCCATTCAATAATGAACTTTATAAGCAAGCGCGGGCAAAAGCTATTGAGTGGCGCAAAGAGTATATCAAATTCAGTCAAGACAACGGTAGGGCGTATTACCCGAGCCGAATAGAACTTTTATAAGGAGAAAACATCATGAAAACGTTTCATAGGAGCCGCGACCACCCTTCGCGGTTTTTTGATATGCCATAAAAAAATAAATAAACGGAGGTTAAAAACAAATGGCATTGTTTGGTAAGAAAGAAGATAAGCCGACCACTTTGGAAGAAGTGCAACGCGCGTATGAAAATCTGTCGGACGACGACAAAAAAAGTTTTCATCAGTCGCTTGCCGACCGTGTGCACGAAAGCATAGCGGCGCAAGAACGGGAACACGGGCAAGAAGATAGCCAATCGGCGGAAGCGCGCGAGCATGAAGCGCTCGGCGAAGAACACGCCGAAGGCAAAGGCGACGTTTCCGAACTTCATGAAAAAGACGACACTGCGGAAGAAAAACGCGAGGATAGGGCGGACGAAATGCATGAAGAACGGCAAGACGACGGCATGAAAGCGATTTACGAGCGTTTAGACGCGCTTGACGCACGATTAAAAAAATACGAAGAAACCGCTTTGGACGAAAAGCGGAAAAAGTACGGGCTTGGCAGTCACTATGTGGCGCAAGCGCGCGACGAAGAGTTCAACGAAAAACGTATCGACAATCTACTCGGAAAATAATTCAGGAGGATAAAAAATTATGGCAGTAGTAGAAACGAGCGGTCTTTCCGACCGCATTTTGTATTCGCAGGTTATGACCAATTTAGGCAGAACCTATGCACAGTTCGGCGTGGGAGAGGGAAACTTTCCCAACGTCGACGACATTCTCACCGACCGTGTTCTGTGGAACGTGTGGATGAGAAATAATCTCAATGCCCGCATCTTTGTGGACGGTATGGGCGTAACGTCGCGCACGGCGCAGGCGCAAAATGCTTCTTCGGTGCGTGTGCCTATTATGTTGCCGCCGCGCTATGCCCCGCGTACCATTACGATAGGGCAGTACCCCGGCGGAGCCGTTCAAGGTACTCCCGGAAACGACGGACTGGAAAATCGCAATCTTCCCAACGTGGTGCAAACCAACGGTGTGGAAGTTCCGTTCAACCAGTTATACGACGACGCCACCATTATCTACGAACTTTCGCAAGACATGGTTTCGTTGCCGATTGCGGCGCAGTATACGTCCATGATACCCGACACCGTAGCGAATATGGAAGATAGTACCATTATGGCTACGCAGATTAAGGGCGGGTTGTATCAGGCAACGCAAAACGGAAACGGAAACCTTGTGGGCGTAGACCTTACGAACACAAACGAAGGGTATTTGCAAGGTATCATGAACAAAATCATCGGACTGATGACGAACCCTTCCACTACGTGGGCGGAAGGCATTGTGCAGTACAGTGTGGAACGTTCGGTAATCATCATAAAACAAAAACTGTTCGATTTGCTGTTCACCGTGAAAAACGGCGTTCTTGTGCAAAGCAATCTTGCGCAGGAAATGCTTGTGCGCGGCGCGT